ATTTTGAAGTTTGAAGTATGAGAGGTTAAGTATATATACTCTCTTCACTCTGTTCAGAGAGTATATATACGTAACTCTCTATATTAGTTGAGCAGAGCAACCAGAGTCAACAACCCACCCATCCATGCAAGGAATGCGATGAACGCGAGGTTAAAGTTTTGCTTTAATCGTTTACCCATAACTCATTGATTGTTAGAGGGTTCGACAATCTTGACCGTCCACCCATCAGGGCATAGGTCCATAGTCGCTCGTTCGAGAGCGTGGTCAAGGCTCCAAGCCTTGAAGGTCATCTCCTTCCAATCGTCGCGGTCACGTCCACGGTAGTACGTCATCGTGTACTCGTCAGTCGGGAAGGCCTTCGGCACTTCTCCGTTCTCGAACCAAGTTGCCTTGGGGTAGCGTTCCCACACATTCATAGGTAGATGGATTTGCTGTTAGCAAAGTCGAAGATGGCTTTCTCCTTGCGCCCTTTGGCAAGTTCAACCGCCACGTACTTGGACTGAACGATGTCGGATAGTTCGAGATATACTCGACCTTCGTCGACCCAACCCCCAATCACCTGGGTGTCCCGATCGAGTGCGGAGGCTACGAGGCCGTTCATCACTTTCTCAAAGTGAATGAAAGAAAGGCTTTCGTTGTCGATTTCAAAGGGCTTGAAGTCTTGCGCTCCGCCCACTGCATAGCCCCCTCCATTGTATGTGTGGAGCTTGTCCATTCCGACGGGACGGACGCTGAACCCCTCTCCGCTTTGGAGCAAGTGGTATAAAGAAATTGTTGTCATCGTAGATGAATTGAAGTTTGATACTGACACCCCGAAGGGGTGTTTCGCCTATACAAGGCTCATCAGAGTACCTGTATGCTTTCAGCAGTCAACCAAGTCTTCCAAGGTCATCTGCTCATCGCAGGTCAGCTCGTCCCACACATCAGTGCAGGTCACAAGTTCGAAGTCCATAGAGGATGTCAGGAGGTCAGCAATCAGCTGACGGCGTAGGTTCTTGTCCATGAGGAAAGGGTTTAATTGAAGTTTGTTATTGAGAGGTTAAGTGTATATACTCTCTTCACTCTGTTCAGAGAGTATATACACGTAACTCTCTAAAGGGTCAGAGGTAGCGGAGCAACAGCTTGTACTGAAAGTACAAGATAGCGCATGCCAGTGCAAAGGAAAGGATTAAGTTAATCATCTTCGATGGATTAAAGGGTGAAAGGAACTTCGTTCAAGCTAACTTCGTTAGAAGGAGAAGCCAGAGTCGTAGACTCCATGTGCACTGCCAGGCAGGCTGTGAGAGCCTCAATCTTAGCTTCCAAGGAAGCTACTCTGTCAACTTCGTTGACACCCCTGAAGCCACTTGCTTGGCCTTCAGCTTCGCTGACTTCTTGACGGCTTTCTTCTCATCCATCTCTTTCAGAGATGCCTTAGCTTCCTTAACGGAAGCTGTCTTAGCCTTCTTCGAAGGCTTGACTGGACTGTCAGCCTTTCCATGAAAGGCTTTTTCTTGTTTGTCAGCAACTCTCTGAGTTGGGGTTGCTTTCTTTCTAGACTTACGTCTAGACTTCTTAGCCTTCTTCGAAGGCTCTTTAACCTCTTCGAGGTTAGCGACGAACTCTAAAGCTTCTGCAAGAAGCTTTGAAGCAAGAGCCTTTCGGCTCTTTGTTGGTCGGAAAGAAGCTTGGTTAACTGCCTTACGGCAGTCGGAGAAATTGAAGTTATTCATTGGAAATGAATTAATGAAGTTTGACTTCCTAAAGGACGACTTCTCAAACCCTTTAGGAGTTAGTAGTATAAGAGAGAAGTCATAAGACTTCTTCTCTCTTATACTACAACTCTATCTCCCTGATTTTTACTACAACTAACTACGTTAGTAGTAGTAGAGTTGAAGCCAGCTAACACGCTGAAGGATAACTTGTTATCCTCGTACATTAGCTGCGCATGAAGGGCCTCGATTCGGTTTGATTTGTCACCCCGTTAAGGGGTGGTTCGTAGCTTCAAGTCAACGTAGTTGGGGGATTGTCCTCTCCTTCGGAGCAACGCCTGCCTGCGTAGACCTTCTACTCTTAGTAGAAGTAAACCAAGCTAACTGACTGTAAGTCAGACAAAAAGCTAAAAGTTACAGCGTAAACGCTGTAAAGTTGCCGAGAGGGTTATCGAAACTTCGTTTCGGTTGGCGGCGTAGACCGCTCATATACATATATAATCCCCACCCTATATATGACTGATCACTTTTTCGAGGTGTTTTGCGCATATTGCCTTCAGTATCAAATACACTCAAAAGTTCTAAGCCCTTCGCTTACAGCATGTTAGAAGCCTTTGCTTAAAGCGTTTGTTTAGGGTTGACTTTTAAGAATTTTGTTTATACCTTTACGGCATATTAAGCGACTCTAAAAGGGATAGGCTTCTAAGAATATTTTTTCTGTTTACACAGAGGAGTCCTTTATGTTTATGGCGCGGGAATAGTAGTATCTAAGCATGAGATTACGCAGAAAAGCCCAAGAGGGCATGAAAGTCAACAAGAAGAACGGTGATCCCCCTAAGGGTTACACTAGGGATGCTGACGGTTACCTTACACCTGTAGGTTTTAACGAGTTTCACGAAGAAGGTGATGGACCTCGTGGTCTTTCTACTGATGCCTTTCTTGCTGGCATNACTGCTGCGGAGTCTAGCTCTTTCCCTAGGAACAAGCAGGAGCTTACTGACGTTTTTAATAGGAAGAGCGATCTAAAGAATGCTTTAGGCAGTAGCGCTGGAGGTGCTGCTCAGGTCATCCCAGGGTTTTTTAAGGGTGAGGACACCCAGACGGACCAATATGGGTTTATGACCAACAGGGTGGACAAAGGCGTCTCTGGTGAAGTCTCACTAAGGGATCAGGCTAGGAGCAACTACGATAGGTATCAGAGTGAGATAGCTCCAAGCGTATGGAATAGTCTTGGTTTAACTGAAGATGACTTTATGGCTGGGTTTCACTTTGCGGGTTACGGTAGGTTTAGGAATTACATGGCCGATCTTAGGGAGGGTCGTCTTACGGCTCAGGAGTTTTTAGACAAGAAGCCTACATCGGGAAACATGACTATGGGTGAGTATCTAGACAGATTCAGAGATGCTTCTGGATCATATAGAGATTAAGAAGAAGTCACTATATTTGCCTCATGGCTACACTTACAGTAACAATAACAGAGGCAGTATCTTTAAACGGTGCTTCTCGTGGGTCTACCAACACTCACACAGAGACCGTAACACAGATTGACCACAGGATCGTTACCTGCTTGCACTCTGCAGAGCAGACAGTAGTCCTTTTCGACTCAGCTGTAGCAGCTGGTACTATAAAGGATGGTACTATTGATTACTTGAGGATGACCAATCTTGACAACACGAACTTCGTAACTGTGAGGGTCAGTGGCAACAACGAAGAGTACTTCGTAAAGCTTGAGGCTGGGGACAGCTTTATCCTCAACAACTCTGTTATGGATGCCAACGCTGCTGGTGGGGCATCTGTTTCTTTGGCCAACATAGACTCTATCGGGATACAAGCAGATACTGCTTCTTGCGACGTAGAGATCTTCGCAGGGGCTTAATCAAATACGTATATATTTGTAATATGAAAGCAAAGAAGAATTACAAGAAAGGCGGCAAGTTCCCCGATCTAAACAAAGACGGTAAGGTGACTATGGCTGATATCCTTCAGGGTCGCGGTGTCAAGAAAGGCATGAAAGGCATGAAGTATGAAAAGGGCGGTAAGTTTGACCCTAGAAAAGCCGCAATGATGAAAGGCCTGGAGGCTAAGATCAAGAAGGCTAAGGGTACCGCTGCTGCTAAGCCACTTGTTGCTCAGTATAGAAAACTCACTGGTACTAAGTGAACAAATTCTACTTCAATCCCAAGCGCAAGCGAAAGGACCCTGTTGTAGAAAACGAAAAAATAAGAGTCAATAATGAAGACATTAAGATATCAAAACGGAGGTCGCAACGGAGACCCGACAAAGGAGGCTGGAACTGACTACTCTAAGATCTTGCAGGGTCTGGCAACTATGATATTTGGTTCTGCAAATCCACAGCAATACATCGGTCGGTTGGCAAAGCCTGGTGCCCTTGACGCAATTCGAGAGGCCTTGGGGCTTGATGAAACCTCACAGGCTATGGATGAGTTCAACGAAGCTGCTGACCAGATGCCTTCTGCTCAGGGGGGAGAAATGAGACCTAACAGATTGGACATGCTTGATCCTTTCTCGGATTTAGAAAAAAAGGATGCCCGTGGTCCAGTCGAAAGGATGAGAGCTCCAATGCAAAAGATGAGAACACTACCTCCATCTGCTGTTAGAAATGTTCAAAAGGAGATTCTTATGAAAGACAGGTTTTACGATAGGCCTCAAAAAAGCCAAACTAATGTTGGAGAAGGCATTGATCAACGTAAGCGTCGTTTAAGAAGACGATGAAGCTATCTAAGAACCTGTCATTGGCAGAGGTCACGAAAAGCATCACGGCCAAGCGTCTTAATATAGATAACACTCCAGATGATTGGGTACAAGGAAATCTCAAGGCGATTGCAGAACACGTATTTCAACCTCTTAGGAGCGCTTTCAAGTGTCCTATATTCGTGTCGAGCGGGTATCGTTCGGCTGATCTCAATGTTGCGATCGGCGGCTCAACTCGTAGTCAGCATGTGGAGGGTAGAGCACTCGACCTTGATGCAGACGTATACGGAAAGTGTACGAACGCTGAAATCTTCCAGTATATACTTAATAACCTCACGTTTGATCAGCTCATTTGGGAGTTTGGTGATGAAGACAATCCTGATTGGGTTCACGTCTCTTATGTTTATGATGGCGTTAATCGTGGTCGCTGCCTCAAGGCTTGCCGAGACGATGAAGGAAAGACTTACTACGAAGTAATATTTGGTAAAGGACTATAACTATGGAAGACGAATTTGACGACATCAGCTTCTTGGATCAAGAGAAGCTTAAGAAGCAAGAAGATAAGGTTAAGTCTGGCGAGATAACCTGCAACCTCGACGCACCAGAGGATTGCGAAAGCTGTAGCGGATAATGCTGGGGCTAGGCATTTCTTCCATTGTCGCTTCTACTCAAGAAGCTGGCGCTTTGATAGGTGGTAGGGTTCAGCCTTACGCCAACACTCACGCTGTAACATTAGACGGAACGGGTGATGTCGTCACCTTGCTTACTCAAGCCCGCCTTCAGACTCTTCTCAGGTGTGAGCAGGGAACCGACCCAAAGGGTTTTGCTATATCATTTTGGATATACGACGACGCCTATGCCACTTCTTTCCTTATGGGTTTTGAAAACACCCAAGGGTCGGCCCAGGCTTTTAACCTTAGATATATTTCAGGATTTTTTATTACTCAAGTTATTGCTCAAGGGGGCGTTTTAACTGGCTCGTCGACCTCAGGGTTTGCCTCTGCTGGGCTTAGTAGCAACGTATGGCACAACATAATATTATCCCTAGAGAGAGGTGCTGGATCTAGTGATGCCTCTACCGTTAAGGTTTTTGTAGACGGGGTTCTAAAGGTTACTCACGCAGGACCTACAAAAGCCAGCACCGATAATTGGGCACCTACCAATGGAGCTAATTTAGCTTTTGGCGCCAAAAGACTCCCTGATACAGATGCTTATGAAGGCCACATCAGTGCAGTTATAGATGAAATTGCTATATGGAATCATCATTTTACCGCCGCCCAAGCCGCTGCTGTATTTAATAGCCGAGCAACTTTTGACCTGAGAAACGATAGCGGCAACTACGATCTTTCATCTAGGCTCCAGTACTACTATAGACTTAACAATGATCGGTCTGATACTATGGGCGTAGGCGCCGACGCAGGCACTGAGGGTGATCCAACATTTACTACATCACCAACACCTGTATAATGAAGAAGTTTGTCATAGTAACTAAGTCAGAGCTTGACGACCCCAGCTCTTCTATAGACTTTTCTCAGTTGCCTTATTCTGGAAAGAGTGTTTTAAGGTACTCTTTAGATGGCACAAAGGCTGTTATCAAGTATGAGACCCCTATCCCCTCCTTCTTTTCAGGAATGACTACATATACGTATAGCGAAATAAATTCCGTTCTTTCTAATTCCGAATGGTATGACGAAGGAGAAGCACCAGAGTAACAACCATGGCTAAGCAATTAAACACGTATGCACCTCCCCCTAACGCAAAACGCCCTGGAGTCCATGCTAAGTCACAGACTTCAAATCACAAGCATTCTTCAAAGTACAAGAAGAAGTATAGAGGTCAGGGACGCTGAAACATTGAGTAGAAGCGCTGAACAAGAAGCCTTGCCTTCTGAGTAAGCGCATACCTCACCCTGTAGTTGTACTTGGTTTCATCCCTGAATAGATGATCCTCCATCTTGATCGAGGGTGTCATCTTATCAAAGTGTTTGTAGATGTAACCCTCCTTAACTAGCTGATATACAATACGTTCTGCTAGCTTCTTCTCTACGTACTGGTATTTTTTTGCCGCATGCCTAAGGGTCCAGAACTCCATGTCGTAAGCCCAGAGCATAAACATGAGCTCTTTCTCGAAGATGTCATTCTTCTTGCAGAACTCTAGAGTGTTGACTCTTAGGTCCTTAAGGAAGTTATTTTTTACGTACCTTTGGTTGAGTACGGAAAACTCTCGAAAGAGTTTCTTTTTTGCAACTTTACTTTTAGGCATTAAATATGGAGTTCGATCAGTACAAAGATATGGAGGAAGAAGGCTTTTGGTTCGAAATTCAAGAGCTAGCCCTTACTGTTAACGACATTATAGAAAGGTACGGCCTTGAAGATAGGGTGATGTCTTCTATTGTTGTTGGCATTCTTGAACCACTGAACGAGAACACAAGCGCCATGAAAGCTTTCTTTCACCACAACCTAGAAAATGACGAAGAGGTAGAGGCTCTATGTGGATTTATGCAAGACTCATACGATATGAACAAGCCCGATATAGACGATCTACTCGACGGATTGGGCATCTCACTTAATTAAAATGGAAGGACTTATTAGGAAGATCATCATCGGGAAAAACCCGAAGGATGCTATGGCTTATTATGTCGGCATGAGAGCTGGCAGGGGGGGGGAGGTTTCTACAATAATAATGGACGATAGACACCTCCATCTCCATGGAAAAACAAGATACCTTGTGTATATTAGCAGTGAAGGATCTGAGGTCCTCTGGAAGGCAGTGGATGAAATGCCCTGCATAGTTGAATTTGATTTAAATTTCTAATGGAAAGTATGTTAGGGTTCGTTGTTGAGATCCCCAAAAGGCTCAACGACACTGTCGATCTCGGAAATGGCGTGGAGATCTTTATGGAGACAAAGTTTGATCAGTTCCGCCATAGAACTACAAGCGGCAAGGTTGTCGCTCTACCAGCCAGACACAAGACACCAGTTAAAGTGGGAGACACTCTTTACTTCCATCACTTGGTGGTTATCAATGGAGGCACCCCCCTCCCTGGTTTTGATGGGTGCTATACCGTTAGGTATGACCCAGATGTAGCCACCTCATCTCATGCCATAGCCTACACGCCAAAAGGCGAGGAAGACATTATCGCCATGTCAAAGTGGTGTTTGCTTGAGGGCCTTGAGGAGAAAGAAGATGTCAAGTCAGAGACCATTGAGGTGGTTACTCTTAAGGAAAAAGAGGTGTCAAGAGCTAAAATCTTTAGGGCTTGCCCAGGTAGCGAGGAGTACGGTGTAAAGCAGGGCGATGTGGTAGGCATAAGAAACAAGTCGGACTACAGGATTGTGATAAACGATAAGGAGTATTACAGGACCCGTCCAGAAGATATGCTATATGTCGAAGAAGAAGTTCACAACGATTGATGCCGCTAAGCGTCTGATGTCGTCGATGGAGATGGCAATAGACAATATGATCGACGAGATCAAGAAACCTGTTGATCCTGAGATCAACGGGAGCGCACGTAAAGCTGAGCTGCAGTCTATTAAGCAGACAGCTACTGATGCAAAAGAGCTAATCGTTGAAAGACAGCGACTAGAGCAAATGATTAAAGATCTAGCTACCAATGGGTCAATCGAAGAAGCAAGAGACTACAGCGGAGGTTTCGCTGAAAGATTCTCTAAATGATTGGAAAGAAATAGTATGGCAACACAATAAAACAGATTACAAGTTCTGGGAGGATTCCTGGAACGAAAAAGAAGAAGACTGAGTTGTTGGTTTTCGTCAGACGGCCCTCTACGTATCATAGGGTTTTTCAACTGGGGCGTAGTTCAGTTGGTTAGAGCGTCTGTCTTATACACAGGAAGTCGCGGGTTCAAGTCCCGCCGCCCCAACAATTTATTATATTTGTAGCATGAAAGTCAAAAAAAGAGACTACAAGAAAGAGTACGCTAAGTACGGTAAGGGCGGCAAAGCCAAGAACTACAGAGCTGATCTTAATAAAATCAACCGTCAAAAGGGAACTTACGGAAACGGTGATGGTCTCGACGAATCCCACGTAGGGTCGTCTGACAAAACTACACCTCAGCCTGAATCTAAAAACAGAGCAAACAATAGGCCTAAGCGAAGACGCAGTAGGTGAGAGCTGCACCTGTAGCTCAACTGGATAGAGCATCGCCCTTCTAAGGCGAGGGTTCGGGGTTCGAGTCCCTGCGGGTGTACTAAATTAAATTCAAAACAATGGCTACTTACATTTGTGAGTGCGACAAAAAGCACGAAGAGGATAAGTCTGGGGTCACCATCAAGTTCGTTGACGGCAAGGCCCAGCATCAGATTCAGTGCCCATGTGGAAAGTACATGGTCCTTAAGAACCCCAAGACAGGAGCCCCTAGCTTCAAAAGCAACAGGTGGGGACAAGTGTACTGATGCAGGATTTTCTTGACTTCATGCAAGAGGTCGCTGGCTTCTACAACTCTTTTGGAACTGACAACAAACAGTACGATCTCAACGGTGACGGAATAGTAACCGTTCTTGACTGGTTAGAGTTCCTGTCTAATCAACCCTACTTTTGAGTGTTCTAATAAATATAGAAGGATATGAAGACCCTGCTGTCTCAATTTGTCCCAACGGTTCGCAAGGTAAAAGTATTGAACTCGGTGGGCTACTCATTGTTCTTCCCTCTCAGCCTGCCAAAAAGAAAATTGCAGGACATGGAAAGCCAAACCACCTGCAGGTGTGGGAAAGGATTTCTATGCCAGAGGAGCTGTCTAGGATTAAGTCTATGGATGAGTGGGGGGAGATGCCAAGGGAGTTTCGACAAAAGTTTTCTCCGTATATCGAAGAGGAGTTTCGCCGTAGGCGTGAGGGGTTTTGGTTTTATAATAACGGTGAGCCTACATATATTACGGGGCGTCACTATATGATGCTCCAGTGGACTAGGATGGATATCGGTCACCCGAGCTATCTTGAGTTCCAAAGAAATATTTTCTTACATTTGGCTGCGTGTGAGGCGGACCCACGCTGCATAGGGCAGCTGTACACTAAGTGCAGGCGGAGCGGGTATACAAATATCTGCTCTGCTGTGCTTCTTGATGAAGCTACTCAGGTCAAGGACAAGCTCCTCGGCATTCAGTCTAAGACTGGTAAAGACGCGCAAGAGAACATCTTTATGAAGAAGGTGGTGTACATGTTTAGACACTACCCATTTTTCTTTAAGCCCATCCAGGACGGTACTACTAACCCTCGCATGGAGCTGGCCTTCAGGGAGCCCAGCAAAAGAATTACTAAGAAGAACAAGACCGCTCAGACAGGAGAGGCTTTGAATACAGTGATCAACTGGAAGAATACCACAAACAACGCTTACGACGGAGAAAAGCTTCACATACTCTATCTTGATGAGGCTGGCAAGTGGGAGAAGCCCACAGACATAAAAGACGCCTGGAGGATTCAAAGAACCTGCTTGATTGTAGGTAGAAAGATTGTAGGTAAGGCTCTTGTAGGTAGTACCGTAAACCCCATGGACAAAGGGGGTAAGGAGTATAGATCCTTGTGGGACAGCTCTGACCCTCAAGAAAGAAACGCCAACGGAAGAACAAGAAGCGGTCTTTACCGTTTATTTATCCCTTCTTACGAATCTCTTGAAGGTTTCTTTGACGCTCATGGAAAGCCCGTAACTGATGATCCAGAATCCCCAGTGCTGGGCCTGGACGGAGAAGAGATAAATCACGGGGCTAAGACGTTTCTTAAAAACGAAAGGGAGTCTTTGAAGCACTCTGCCTCTGAGATGAACGAAGTCATTAGACAGTTCCCTTTTACTGAAGACGAGGCCTTTAGGGATAGCATACAGGGTAGCATATTCAACGTAGGAAAGATCTATGAGCAGATACAGCACAACGATGAGCTATACCCCAATCCTATTGTAAGGGGCAACTTTGTCTGGAAAAACGGAGAGAAGGATACTGAGGTAATTTTCTCTCCAGACCACAGGGGCAGGTTTAAGGTTTCTTGGATGCCGCCAGAAGGGGTAAGAAACCAAAAAAGATTTGAACGTGGAAAGCGCGTTCCTCCAAATGCAGAGCTGGGGGTAGGTGGGGTTGACTCTTACGACCTTGACGCCACCGTCGATGGACGGGGGTCTAAGGGTGCGCTACACATTTACAACAAGTTCAACATGGAGCACCCGTGTAATACATTTGTTGTAGAGTATGCGTCCCGCCCCCCTCTAGCTAAAATCTTTTATGAAGATGTGCTTATGGCTGCATTCTTTTACGGGTATCCAATATTAATTGAGAACAACAAGTACGGCATTGCAAGATACTTTGAATCAAGAGGTTATGACGGCTATCTGATGAACAGACCTCAACACCTTATGAGTGCAAATGCCAAAGTAAACGTTAAGACAAAAGGCATCCCATCTAACTCTCAGGATGTGATACAGGCTCATGCCCAATCAATAGAGGCGTACATCCATAATCACGTCGGCATAAACTATGACACTGGAGAGATGGGCAACATGGTGTTTAATGAAACTCTTGAGGACTGGATAGGCTTTAAGATAGACAACAGAACCAAGTTTGACCTTACGATAAGCTCTGGTCTTTGCCTTCTTGCTTCTCAAAAAGAAAGGCCTAAAAAAGTTACACAAGACTTTTCATCTAAAAACTTTCTGAGGTCATTTAAGCCTTACTAGAGCTTACCTACGTATTTGCTATATTTGCAAAAACGCACCCCCACAGATGTACGGAGAAAACAAAAATAAGTCTGGGTCAAAGAACTTTCCTAACCCGTTGGCGTCTGCAGAGGAGAAGGAGTCAAAGAAGTACGGTGAGAATTTTGCAAAGGCCATAGAGAAGCAGTGGGGTAGCGTTCAGGATAGCGGGTCTATATTTAAGAGAAGGTACGATATGTTCGAAAAGAACAAGAAGTACGCTAACGGGACTCAAGAAACATCTATTTACAGAAAGCTTCTTACGTCCCTAAACCCTAACGGGGCAGACGGAACCCTGTTAAACCTAGACTTCACCCCCGTACCTATACTTCCTAAGTTTGTTAGGATCGTTGTAAACAACGTCCTCTCTAGAAAGCCTCAGCCTAACGTAGAGGCCATAGACCCCTTGTCCTCCACAAAGAAGGACATGGAGAAAAAGAAGCTTGAGGCTGCTGTCGTAGCTAAAGGCGAGCTCATGAAGGTAAAGGAGAAGACTGGCATGACTATAGGTCCAGACCCTTCTACCATTCCAGACACTCTTGAGGAGGCTGAGATCTTCCTCGGCACTAGCATTAAAACTGATGCCGAAATAGCTGCTCAGATGGCAGCCACCATGACTCTTGAGTGGAACGACTTTAATGATACAACTTTTAGGCGTTGCGTAAATGACCTTGTCTCTTGCGGTCTTGCAGTTGTAAAGAGATCTAACGACCCCAACTACGGGATTGTAACCCAATACGTTGACCCTTCTGATTTTGTTCATAGCCAAACGGAAGACCCTAATATGGGGGATCTTGTTTATGCTGGTCATGTAAAGAAGATGTCTATATCAGAGTTGAGGCGCCTTTCAGCTGGAGAGATAGACGAAAAGCAAATTTCTAAAATTGCCAATAATGTCTCTGGCAAGTACGGCAACAACTCTTCTAGTCTTTACAAAAAGTCTAGAAACAATCTCACAAACACAATGGACTATGGATACGATGAGTATCTAGTTGATGTGTTGGAGTTTGAGTTCAAGTCAGTAGACTGCATCTACTTTGAAGAAAAGGAAAGCCGCTTTGGTAATATGGGCTTTTACTACAAAGGTTACGACTACAAGGAGAAAGCAGGGAGCGTTTTCGATCGCACCCCTCATAAGATGGAGGTAGAGACTCTGTATGGAGGGTATTACGTTTTGGGGGCAGGAATACTCTTTGACTACGGTCGCAAAAAGAACGTCCCCAAGAATGCTCAGGACCTAACTAAAGCTACCCTTTCTTACTCTTGCATATCTACCAATATGCAGGATATGATGCCTAAGTCTTTGGTTGACGGATGTGTGGGTTTTGCTGATATGCTTCAGCTTACTCACCTTAAGATCCAGCAAGCTATTGCAAAGGCAAAGCCTGACGGTCTCATCATCGACATCGAGGGACTGGAAAACGTACAGCTCGGAAAAGGAGGTGAATTGCAGCCTCTTGAGCTACACGATATCTACGAGCAGACTGGTGTCTTCTATTACAGAAGTAAGAACCCTGAGGGTGGATTCCAAAACCCACCAATTAGGGAGATAGGCAACAGCATCCGAAACATCAATGAGCTGATAGGTATATACAATCACTACCTAAAGCTTATCAGAGATGCCACTGGCATCAATGAGATGATGGATGGCACTACCCCTAAGGGAGAGACCTTGGTGGGGGTTCAGCAGAATGCTATTAAGGCTGGCAACAACGCCATCTACAACATTACTGATTGCTCAATGGTTCTTTTCAAGAGAGTCTGTAGCGATATCATAAAGTGTGTTCAGATCCTGCCTCAGGAGTCTGTCATATTTAACGCATACAAAGAAGCTATCGGCAGCGCCAACATGGAAGTCCTTTCTTCCTTTGACGATATGCCTATGTACAACTTCGGCGTTATCGTTGTCAAGGAGATGGAGGATCAAGAGAGAGTCGCTGTAGAGCAGATGATTCAGATATCTCTAGGTCAGAAAGAGATAGACCTTGAAGACGCTATTGCGATAAGAGAACTAAAGAACGTCGATCAAGCAGAAAGGCTTCTTGTGGTAAGAAGAAAGAAGCGCAAAGCCGAAATGCAGCAGATGCAACAGGCTCAAGCTCAGCAGCAACAGCAGATGGCTATGCAGCAACAGCAGGCTACGGCTCAGATGGCTGCTCAGCAGGCACAGATGGAAGCTCAGATAGAAGCTCAGAAGATTCAGCTCAAGGCGCAGTCTGAGGTTCAGGTGGCTACAGCTCTTCATGAGTTCCGCAAGGAGATAGAGATGATAAGAGCTCAGGCTACCCTTGGGTTTAAAACTGACGATCAAGAGTTTAAGGAGAAGATAGAGGTGTTAAAAGAGGACAGAAAGGACGACAGGGTAAAGAAGCAGGCTACAGAGCAGTCTAAGCTTATGTCTCAGAGAAAGGGCGAGCGCGGCGAACTCCCTGAAATTCAAAAAGAAAAATCCATCAACGAAATATTTAACCTGTAATGGCTAGTGTAAACACAGATATAGCTCAAACTCTTGACATCACATGTCGTAGAGGTGACACTTTTGCTATAGACATAACTTTTAGGGACAGCTCAAATGCTAATGCAACTATTCCCATTGATTCTGGATATACTTTTCACATGCACGTAAGAAGCAGTGATGAGGATGACAGCAACACCCCTTTGCTTTCAGACACTGTGTCTGGCAGTGGAGTTTATGGTGACATAGCGTTAGATACAACCGCTGGAGGTTCAATAGGAAAACTTTCTATTACTATTGACGACACCCCCATGAAGGGCATCCCTGGAGGCAACTACGTCTATGACATACAAGCAGCAAAAGACGATAGTTCTATTCAGACGTGGGTACAGGGGAGCTTTTTGGTAAACGAAGACGTAACGCATTACGATTCTGTCTAAGTGAGTGTTTACTCATATACTGTTAATGTAGATATCTCCGTTGCCGCCAAAGACGTATCTGTAGATCCATTAAATATAGAGGAGGGGTCTAGGGATGTAAAATCGGTGACTGCTGATGTTTCTCTATCTGTCGTTTCTTATACCGCAGACGTAGATACCAATAGCGAATGGTTGGCTAGTGTCGATAGAAACACCCTTACCTTACCTACTGATCAATGTAGGTTTTTGTTTGACGTGTCTAACCCTAATTGCTATCCAGGGGCTGGTGGTACTCTTTTCGATCTAAGTGGTAACGAAAGAAACTGCGAAATAAGGCAGCTAAGCACAAATGCCGACGCTACAGGAGTGACCTCTAATGGACCTGCGGATGATTCGGGCACTTTGCTAGATTCCTTTGAAGCGAGTTCAGATTCTATTGGGTCTTACGTAAGTCTAAACAAAGACAAAACAGTAAACACTAAATACTTAAGATGGCAAGCCCCTTCTGACGTCCCCTCAAGCTTTACCGCCTTTATGGTTTCTGCTGGAGCAAATGTTGCTGATTACGCCGAAGAGGACGATATTGATGTCGATCTAAATGATGCCATCCTTGGCAAAACTGACAATTTATGGTTTAGTAGCAGAGCTGGCGGCGGGTATGCTCACAGAAACTTATATACATCGAACAGAGGACGAACCAACTATGGTTCTTTTACTGACGGTGTACCCAATCCTCAGTACGCTTACTTTTTCGCTTATCGAGCAATACATACCCTCTATACAATACGTGATTATCAGATATATTCTCAAGCTAGATACATCCTAGAAGACGCTTCATATACAGACAAGTTTGTTGCTAGGTACCCCACTATACAGAGTGATCTTTTTAGTTCGTTTCCAGAGCCAGGCGGTGTTGGAAACAACATTCAGCGGACATCCATGGCGCCAGCAGGTCCCGATGTTTTTTCTGTTACATACGAAGGCAACAAGGCTCGCACCTACGTCAACGGTAAATTTGTAGGGGAGAGAGATGTATCCTCTTCTAGGGTTGACAGCACCAGTGGGACTTGGCTAACAGGGGTGGCAAACAATAATGACTCCACGATTCGGGCCAATTCAGTACAAAGTGGTGATATCTATGCTTGGGGTTTTTACGATAGAACTTTTACTGAAGAGGAGCACCTTAACATACACAAGAAGTTTGCTCAGGATGTAAGTCCGTCAAAGAGTGTAGATCTTCTCAACTACCCGTCTTACGTTCAGTTCAACATAGCAGACGATATCGGAAAGCCTGACGTTACTGTTGATATACCCTGGAATCAGGAGGCTATAGTAAATTATGACGTCAATGTTGATGTTTCTGTTCAGTCCTCCGAAGTGTCTTTAGAAGAGATTCTTCCGTTCACTCCAGGCCTGCTTAATATTACGGATCAGGCAGAAGTAGCATACTCTTTGCGTAAACTTAGTTTTCTTCATGCGGGCGCAGCCATTAGAGTTAGAAGAGAGGATAATGATAACGAAAGAGATATTGGGTTTGCGAACAATGAGCTCGACGTAACATCTCTAGCTTCTTTTTGCGAAGGCACCAATGGCTTTGTAACGACTTGGTACGATCAAAGCGGTAACTTTAACAACGCAACGCAAACTAGCCTCACGAGACAGGCAAGGATTTACAACAGCTCTACGGGTGTAACAACAGACAACAAAGGAAACCCCACGATAATTTTTAATTTAACACAAAGCTCCCAATCTTATTCTTTTGACAGCGAAGTAGTTCTAAGGAATGCCAATCCAGATAGGTTCTTGATTTCTTTTGTTGCAGATGTAAGTGACGAAGACAGCGATGTGGGGTACACTACCAACCCAAACAATAACTCAGGAGAGTATTTCGCGGGCACATCATTTGCGCAGTTTAACTTCTTTTCATACGAAGGCAATAGTTCCCGCTACAGGTTTAGACATACGAACGAAACGAGCACCTCTCCTGGCGAAAACGTCAACACCAACTACGCTCTTCCAGACCCCTTTTTCACTCATGATACAATAGCCTCTTTTGCTTTGTACGTTGATTCGGAAGTGAAGAAGTTAAATGTAAACGGACAAAACCTTTCTTCTTCTGGAGCCAGTGGCTGGGTATCTGGGGGCGAAAGGAGATCAAACATAGGTCGCATCGGAAGAGGGTACTCCGTAGACCTCAACGCGGGTATGTACTCTGAATTTATTATTTGGAGGAATTATTCAGACGGAGATTTGGAAAAAGTGCAGGGCAATGTGAACGACCATTACTCTATATATTAAATGCTTTATATTTGAGTCATGAATGAATCTGAAAAGAAAAAGCTTAAAAGGTACGGGCTGTCAGGCCTGAGTAAACCCAAAAGGTCTTCTTCTGGGAAGAAGTCTCATATAGTGGCTGTCCGTGTAAACGGAAAGATTAAGATTATCAGATTCGGAGAGAAGGGGGCTAGCACAGCAGGTAAGCCCAAAGCGGGGGAGTCCTCAAAGATGAAAGCTAAAAGAAAGTCGTTTAAATCTCGTCATAGAAAAAACATCGCCAAAGGACCCAGCAGTGCTGCGTACTGGGCAAACAAAGTAAAGTGGTAATGAATACAGTCAAGTACAATAAGGGAGGAAAGCTTAAGGTGTCTTCTAAGACTCAGTCCGTAGACCCCCCCAAAGGATTCCACTGGATGGAAGAGCGTGGACGCTACTTTCTTATGAAGGGAGACTATAAGCCTCACCCAGGCGCTGTAGCTAAAGCGAAATTTAAACTTGCTAACCATCCCAAGGGATAATGAAAATCAACAAGAAATATCTGAAGGGGAGTAAGAACCCTGGACGTAGAGCAGCGCTTATTAAGCAGATAGCTGCTATATATAAAAAAGGTAAGCCGTACCCAAAGAACTTGGATGCGCTTATGAAAGAAAGAGACGCACTATGAAGATTATGAAAAAAGGCGGTATGGCTGGATTGTCAGGCCCGAAAAAAGAAGTTTACCGCAGAGGCCTTGCTGCATACATGAGCTCTGGAAACAGGCCAAAGGTATCTCAGCATGCCTGGGCTATGGCTCGTGTAAAGTCTGCTTTCGGAAAGCGCGAAGCCGCTAAGATCGCCTCAGGCAAAGGCAAAAAGTCCAAAAAGAAATAATGCCTATATTTGTGGCAAATACTTAAAAAATGGCAACCACCACCGCAAATCTGACTCTCACTAGCTCTGATCTTACGAGCGATAGTTTGTCATTGACTTCAACAGCTACGCTTACGGAAGCTGGCAACCTTACTGGTCTGACTCAGACGACTGGCATCAGACGTCGCACTTTTTCATCAGCGTTGAGCTCTCAATCTAAAATTATCGACGCTAACGATTACACTGACGATAAGGCTCATAAGGTTTACTTCAAGAATCTTTCTACGAACTCCGCTCAGTTTATCACTGTTTTTGTTGGGGCCACAGAGCTTGGTCGGTTGTATGCTGGAGACTTTTTGTTTATGCCTTGGTCTGCCGACACCACAGGCACTGCTGCTGACATCGACATTAAGACTTCTGATTCTAACATGAGCATCGAATGGTCGGTGTTTGTTGACACCTTCGCATAATGGCAACAGTAAGAATAGCACTTAGAGTTTCATCTACGGATGTTCTCAGCACCTCTCTTGACGTATCAGTAGCTTCTAACCTTCTCGCAGACTCTGGGAGTTTGGTAAAAGCCAAGGTTAAGGGTACTGCTGCTGACACCAATGACTTAGTCATCTACAAGGCTGACGATAAGCTTGAAAGCGCTTACGTTTACATCAGAAACCTTGAGGCAAGAAAAGAGGATTACATATTTGTCCGAAACGAAACAGAAAGCAATACAGCTGCAGTAGCCAAGATTGGCGGCGGTGAGTTTGCTTTCATCCCCGTATCTCCAGACAAGACTTACGAGTGCATAGCCACTAAGGTTGACTCTGTCATCGAGTACGGTGTGTTCGGTCAAGATAACTCATCTGTGTCTCTCGCATAATAGACAATCATGGCAGCTAATAGCATATACAATAATGGAGGTGCAAACCTCATGTCGTTTGGTCAGCATGGTGGAGTTTATGCTGCGGATGCAGACTCGGCCTCTGGGGTTATAACAATACCTGCTGGAAAGGTCATTGTTGCTGTAACTTCTTTGGATTCAGCGACCCAGCTTACCTGTACAGCACAGGCTGGATTTCCTGATCCTCCCAATGCCGAAACCATCCCTGCTGGCCTTACTATATACGGTAGGTTTACAGCTATGACAGTGGAAGGTACGAATGGTGCAGCTATCGCATACTTCGGCCCTTGATATTTCAAACACAATTTAATTTAAATACAAATGGAAAACGAACCAACAAAGCTTGAGTTTGTGGACTCAGCAGAGGCTCTTCAGGA